CAAAGAATTCCATGCATTGACTGTGTCACCTGAAACTGATGCGGTGACAAAGTTGCAACCATCTAAATCCTTAAAAGATATGACATCCCTACCGACGCCTTCGTCGAATTTCTGTGCCAGAGGATACACATCAACAGTAAAATTTTTAGGTGTAAACTGTCCTGCTGAAACGGCTGTCATTGTAAGAAAAGCCTTAAAGCTACTGTCTGTCACATCCATGTTTTTTGTTAGAAATGTGTTAAGCTTATCATATTCAAACTTAACAAGAATCCTAGAAAGCTCAACGCTAGTCTCAGGTGTTCCGTCAGAGTCTACGTCTAAAGCAAAAGTAGTAGCAGCTCCTGATGATTCTTCTTCAGGTAGGGTTGATTCTCCGTATAACTTAAAAAGATCTAGAGTTCCTGCCAGTCCTGTGTTTGCGTCTGTAGTTCTGTAAGCATTCCCGATGATTTTGTTTTGAATATAAGCATCGCTGCTAGCTGTAACGATCAAATACATAGTGGCTCCTTTTACTTAGCAGACCCAATAATATCGAACTCCGGATATCTTAACTCAAAAATAGATCCAGGGGGACCTATGATCATTCTGTCCTTTGTCGAATTACTAAAATTAAATGTAGATGCAGAATAGTTTCTGCCATCTGTCGAGCCGGTAATTGGCTTCACTTCTAAGTTCATCAATGAAACAACCCCGCGCGTGTTAATAATAACGTTGACGATATCGTCCAGGACTATGGGCTGATCAATCTGAAAGTTTTTGACTTCCATTATCTTGCTGATTCTAGAAATAACACTTTGCACAATTTGAGGCTTACTGACATTAGGAGCAACCAAGATACCGAAGTTAACAGTAAAGTTTATGATTTGAGAGTCCAAAATGTCAAATGCGTCTGAAATTAACCTGAATTCGTTAAGGTATGTGGACAAGTTTGCCTTTAGCGCATCAGGGCTCACAGCCAGACGTCCGTCTTCGTTCCTAGAGACGATGTATATGTTTGTTGCCAAAGGATTAATTTCGCTTTGCTTCATTCCAGCCCTATAAACTCTACCAAACTGACTTGGGATCGTGTATATTCTAGAAAGCATGTCTTGCTTAGTTACTAGTCTAGACTGCATTTGTCTTGACGTAGGAACATGATTTCTGAGTTCGTCTAGGGTTGGAGCATAAGCACCGCCTCTAGCCGGCTCTCTATTCTTTACGTCAATCGACTGTCTTACTTGCTGAGCATCTTGGGTACTCGGACTGTTTTTGAAGTCCATTCTTAAAGAGTCAACAAATCTAATAGAAGCGGCTGGAACGTTATGATCTAAACCTCCTCCGAACCTGTACCGGACTGATAGGTTGGTGTTTCTAGGTGAAACACCCAAAGACCTAGTTTTTAGAAGGGACTGCGGGTCAATTGAAAACCTAGAAAAAGTTTTCTTACCGTATAGCGGAAGCGCTAGTTGGCTGGGATCTGGTATAATATCATCTTCAAAAGCACTACCATCTCCTGCTCCGAATCTTAAAACAGTAATTTTAGATCTAGGATCTAAGCGAGACACGAATCTATACGGAGCGGGTACTATCTCCAAGTTCTTAGGCACTAGACGATTATCGTCACCCATGTTTAACACAGCTCTGTAAACTGTATCTTGTGAAAGCGCTTCTACTTGATAGTAGGTGTTTAAAGACGTATCACTAACACTTATAATTTCACTAATGTGAGGATTCGTCAATATAATTTCTCTAAATGGCTCGTGAGCTGCACCTATCTTAAACGACTCTGTGGTCTCTACTCCTGAAACACACAATCCTTCTTTCGAAACAATAAACGATGCAGGTGTACCTGAACCTGTTTTGCTGTTAATGGTATACCTGCATGTTAGTTTTCCGTCTCGGTCTTTCGCAGCAAAATTAACGTCTTCGGTCAAGTTAAACGTAATTCCGGAATTTGACTTAAGCGTAGTTCCTTCTAAAATAACAGGCAAGGCACTAAACTTGGGCAAGTACTCTCCGTCCGAGTTTTGTTCAGCGGGTACGTCTAAATAGAATCTAACAAAGACAGAAGCGGGTGATGCACCTGTAATTTTTACTCCCGCTTCTCTTACGTGCCTAGTAACATTTGCACTTTCGATTGCTGTTAGCGGGTTTAATTCGTTGAATTGGTGGTCTAGGTAGTAAGACATGGTATCACCTACCATAGCAGCCAAGTCTAAAAATAAACCTCCTAGACTAGCCTCAGAAAAGTCCTGAATTTTGTCCGGAAAGTAAATTCTTGCGTAAGAAAGTAATTCTGACCTAAGAGCGTCAAAGTCTTTTGCGACAAAATTTCTAACTTTTTCTTTTTTTATCTTTTTTTGAACGTCTATTGGCATGTATTTTATCCTGCAACGTATAAGAGAACTTCTAAGCCCTGCTTTTCTGTTGTTATTGCTGGAACAGTATAGGTAATTCTAATTCCTACTTTTCCTGTGTGTTGATTGTCAAACTTTTCTACAAACGGCTCGAAAGTATCTAAGTCAATAAACGGCATGTACTTAGCTGTAGTCTTTGCGATTCTTCTAGTCGCTTCAGCATCACCACCTTCAGATCCTAATTCGAACGTCAGCTCTTCTAGGTTCGCCCCAAAGTCGAAGAAGCCTAATCTGTCACCATGGTTAGTCAAAACAAGATTTCTAAAATTATCTTTTATGACTTTCAACCTTTCAGTATGCATCTTCAATAGAGAATTGTTGCCTAGCTGCACAGGGGTTGCAATCCCTATAGGATTTTTTTCCCTTTCCTGAGCGCTATTATTTCTAAGATCAACTTGAAGATCACCTACACTCTTAAAGCTGTAAACTTTTCGGTTGTTTGTAGTTGACATGACACACTCCTACAAGGTGTAAGTATACATGGCGCAGAGTGTGTGTGTACTAGAGTTGAATCTACTTGACTAGACCTTTACCACTCATTTTCTGAAATGGAGCTTGACCAAAGAACAAAGGAGCAGTCTGCATAAATGGAATAATTGGAGTTCCCGGGATTATAACACCTCCCGGCATAGGGGTAACTCCAAACCCTCCGAAACTAGTCATTAAATAAGTTCCACCTGGAAACTCAACCTGAACACCTACTATTTCAAGTTCGTCTACAATGTGCTTGACTATTTCTTCTGATAGCGCTTTTGCAAACGCATTACAAAACTTTGTACGATGCTCGTCACCTTCATCAGGGGCCGGTCCGAGTGCAGAATCCAACTCAGACTTAAGTGTGCCTTTTAACGAGCTATGAAGTTGTCCTGCATTTAGTGCCATTATTTTATCAGACCAATTCCATCATTCATTTGTTTGTGAATTAGAGGAGGATTAGGAAAATTGATGGCTGGAATTCCCATCCCACCGAAAACGTTAATTACGTATGAGGCAGGGTCTACCTGAATCATAATTCCCGTTACTTCTAAATTTGAAAGAATGTGATCAACTACTTCTTTAGAAACTGCTTTGGCAACTGCGTTGCAAAATTTAGTTCGGTGCTCATCCCCTTCATCAGGGGCAGGACCTTGTTCTGCATCCAGAGCAGACTTTAGTGCAGATTTTAAAGCGCTTTCTAGTTGTCCTGCGTTTAGTGCCATTACTTAATCTTGCCCACTCCGCTTAAGATTGTATTTGAGTCTCCGCCGTCTCCTAGCGCTGCCAAAACTTGAATAGTGGCTTGCAAGACAGCTGGTGCCAAAACATTTGGGCTAGCCCCTTGAGAAAATGTAGGTGCGTTATCCCTAATTGCCTGTAGAAACGGTAACAAGACAGAATCAGTCAGAGTGTTTCCTAAGACCATTTGCTCAGTTGCTTCATTTCCTATGAATGTTTGGTTGGGCCTACCGTCTCCGATAATGATTTGCTCGGCGTCAATCATAATTTTTCCGCCTGGCAACATTGTAATAGTACACGCTTTTGTAGGATCCTCGTCTTCTCTAACGATTCTAATTGATCCTTCCTGCTTTGGCCTTTCATTCTCCTCTTTAGTATGCCTAGAAACAATTCTAATTTCATTAGACTTCAATATAACGTAAGGAGACTCAGCAACAGGCTCTGCACCTAAATCTTTTACAAACTGAGGTGTGTGTGCATCTAGTCCTAGGTTTGCGTCGCCGTCTGTGTTCATCGAAACATACACCCTTGATGCGTCATGAACAAAGTCCGGGTCGCCTTCTACAGCAACGTCCTGCCTATTTGCTTTTATTTCTTTTCTTATGTCGTCGCCAAAGTATGCAGCTGGATTTTTATCTATTTCTAAAGCACCCCTAG